AGAAATTAAAAAAATATAGAGCTGGCGGTGCGGATTATCTTCAGTTTGATTTAGATCCAAACATTAAAGGTTCTACAGCGGATCTTTTGTTTAATAAAGACGAAATGGTAGACGAGTACGATAGCACTGGAATGTTGCCAACCGGAAGAAAAGTTCCTACTGGCAAGCGTATACCTAAAGACGGTAAAGAATTTAAAATGCTTCACGATCCTGTAACTGGAAGAAATATAAAAGTTGGCACAGATAGACCAACACCAGTAAGCGATGGAAGTACCACAATTGATTACACAGATTCTTACCAAACTTATTTAGCAGGTTTTGAAAACACGTCTCAAGCTGATTTAAAAAAATACAACGAAAGAGTACTTTTAGAAGAAGCTGGTTATAATATAGAAAGCAACGAGGTTGGTGATTATTATATTGGTAATAAAACTTTAAGAAACGATTTACGTAATAAAGGCTATAAAAGTGATGCTAACGGTGTTTTTAAAGATGTTCCGTTAGGTGAATTAACAAGGTTGTCTTATGTAGCTGGTATGAGTAATTTTTGGTCACCAGAAAACTATATGTCTAAAGGTGATATAATACCTCAAAACTACAAAGACAAGCCGTATAAAAACAAGGAAGAGTTTGTAGATTTTTTAGTAGCAAGAAGAAGACAAAATACAGATTTAATTGCTAAAAAGTCTGCATTGTGGGACGCTTGGTACTTAAACAGAGATGTTGAAACTATAAGTAAAAATAGATTAGGTCAAATGGGTGGTTCTTTTATGTACTCAATGTTTGGTGAAGACATAACAATACAACAGTCGTCATCAGAATTTAAAGTACCTATACCTATTGTTAATCAAAAGAAACTTGATGTTATTGCTAGCCAAATTGTGCCAGAATCTGGTATGGATATTGCTAAACAACAAGAAGCTTACTTTGAAAGAACTTTTGCTGATGAAGCTTTTGAAACAACAGGTGGTCTTGGGGCTATGCTTTTAGCGTTATCACCAGTTAATAAAGTGCAAAAAGTTTTAGGTATAAACAAGCTTTTAGCAGGTTTTGCAGCACCAAGATATATAAAAAACGGTAAGGTTATTACACAAGGCCAAGCTATTAAAAAATCTGCAAAGGCAGGGCAAAGTTTAGATGATTGGGCTTTAGCAACTGGTCACACTGTAAAACCAGCAACTAGCTTGCAAAAAGGAACTGGTATAGTTTTAGGTGGTATATGGGAAGATATTAAAATGCGTGAAATTTTAGGTGCTGTAAACGAAAACATGAAGTTTGAAAGAGGTGTTGGTTTTGGTTTTTACGTAGCTCCTAAATTTATACCACTTGGTTTTGGTAGGTTTGGTAAAGGCAAGCCTTTTGGCTATAGTTTTAAGCGTAATGAAGTAAACACGTTTATGCAATCAACGTTTATTAACGCACCTGCGTTTGCTTTAGCTGTTGAAGGTGGTGATGCGCTAGGAGCTATTGTAAAAGACTTACAAGGTAAACAAGAAGTTAGTACTTGGGTAGATAAACATTGGAGTGATTATGACGTTAATTTAAGACGTATAGGGCTAAATCTTATAACCGGTAAAGGGTTGGGATTAATGCACTTTAACCACCTTGATTACAAAACAACAGCTGGTATAGGTAGGTTTAACACAAGGGCCACTGAGCTTATTGGTGAACAAATGGATGTAATTCAAAAGAAAGCAGATGCGACTGAGTTTACTAGCGACAAAACAACTAAAGGAAGAATTAAAAAAGGTTTAAAAGGTAAAAAAGTAAATATAAAAGATCCAAACGTAAGGTATCAAAAATGGATAGAACAAAACCCTAACAGCAAAGAAGTACAAAAACTTGAAAAACATTGGGAAGATTTTAACTTGTCAATGGAGCGCTTAAACCTTATTAATAACACCGCTGAATGGGTAGACCCTGCTAGAGCTACAGAAAGCTATAATAAGCAGTACGATCCGTTGAAAAAAATGTTTGAGGCAAAAGGTAAAGAATTAAAAATAGTTCTTACAGACAAACCTATATATCAAGACGTTATGCTAGACAGCGGCGAAATGATCAAACAAGAGGTTAATGCTTTATACACTAGAATGGGTGGTGGTAAAATTGGTACAATACAAATTAATACTAAAAAATCAAAAGGTAAAGATGTTATAAACCACGAAGGGCTACATGCATATCTTGATATGATGTTTGACGGTAATGTTAACTTTAAGCTTAAGTTTGAAGCATCTTTTAAAGCTGCTATGCAAAGTATTAAAACACCAAACAGTAATTTGTATGAAGATGTATTAAAAACTAAAGACATACAAAAAGAACTTAAGCTAGAAGAAATGATGGCTTATTCTGCAGAGTATTTAAGTAAAGCTGAATACTACACCAGCATGGTTAACAGCGAGGCTTTTATTAAGATAAAAAAGTTTTGGAATAATTTTGCTAAAAGTACTTTTGGAGAAGGAAAAAAAGCTGACTTAACTACTAAACAAGACATAATAGATATTTTAGGTAGTTATGGTAAAACTGGTGACTTTAAAAAGCTTGAAAGGTTAAACGAAATAATAGAGTTTGATCCTACTGGTAAAGCAGGTCAAAAACAACTTAATCTTGCTTCTAAAGCAGATATAAACAAAACTATTGAAAAAATAAAAGGTGAAAAAACTGAGGTGCTTCAGGAAATACAAGACTTAAGAGCTGCTCAAGGTAAAACAAATAAGTTTAAAGAAAAGATAGAACAAAAAACAGAGCTTTATAACGAGTTAAATTCTAACCAGAAAAAACTAGAAAACAGAGTTGAGATAAAAGAAGTTGAACAAACTGGTTGGGAAAAACAAATTGATAAAAACTACACTGGCACTTACAAAACTAAAGCAGAGTTTCAAGCAAGCGCTGAAAACAGTAGAATACAAAAAAATATTATGGAAAGTTCTGGCTTAAAAAACATGATTAAGCAAGGGCAAAATCAAATGGGAATAACAGAAAAAATAGAGGGTGAATTTGCTGAAAATGTTCTATTTGAAATAATAAAAAGATTTAATAAAAATTACGATCCAGGTAAAATAAATAAAGAGTATGGAAGAGCGCTTACTCCGTTTGAATATTTAACTACAGGGCAGCAGTCACAAAGGTCTATTATATATAGAGCTATTGGTGATGTTGCTAAAAAAATGGGTAAACAAGTAAAAACTGTTGCTGCTGATGCTTACGAAGGTGGTTACGGTGCTTTTGAAGGGTATTCAGAGCAAACTGGTTATATGAACACTAGCAAAACATTTGATTCTAAAGTTGAAAGAGAAGGCATAGAGTTGTCTCAACAAAAGGGAATGCAAAAGAAAGTTGGTGATAAAACCCTAGGCAAGATAATAGATCAAAAAAGTGGTGCTGACGCTAAAAATTTAGATTTTACAGCTAAAGGAGCAAAGCAAATAGTAAGTTATAAAAATATAAAGTCCAACGCAGAAAAAACTATTGGTAAAGAGGTTACTGTTGATTATTACAAGGTTACACCTGAAATGTATAAAAAGATGTTGAAAAGTGAATCTCAACAACTTAATAACGATGATATAACAAATGTTTTAGAAGTTATAAAAGATAACATCGGTATAGAGTTAAGCATGATGCCAAGGTGGAAACAATCAATAATTGATAAGCACACTGGTCAGGAGGTTGCTTTTGATATTGTTGGTGGTAAATTTCCATCTGAACCAAAGGCTACTGGAACTACAACTTCAGTTTTAAAGCTTACAGATGCTAATGGTAAACCGTTGATATACGAACCAATACCACAAACTGGAACTAAGGGCGCTAAATATAAATTTACCACAAGATACAAAGAGTATCTTGAAACTATAGATCAAGTTTTTAAAACAAAATTTGAGCAAGATATTGTTGAAGCATTATCTATAGGAAACAGAGCAGAAATAAGCGGTAAACTTAAAGGTTGGATAATGCAGAGAAAGAAAGCTATGTATGTTCAAGGTGTTGATAAAGCCCTACCTAATACACCTGAGTTAACTATTAGACACACTTTAGCTGAAATGGCTAACCAATTAACAGCTGGTAAAAATCCAAGCTTAGCTAAAACAGAGATAAATGATTTAATAAAGTTAATACAAAAACAAAAAGTAACTTTAGAAGATATTTCTAAGCTTTCCAGTAATATACCTGGTGTTAAAATACTAGAAGAAATTATAATGGAAAGAGATGCTTTAACAAAAGATACAAAAATTGTTGAATTAAACGAAAGACTACAAGCAGAGCTAGAAAGTAAAACAACAGCTGAACTAGAAGTTTCTGCTCTAGAGTCGGTTAATAATTCTAAAAAAGTAGCTAAAAAATACAAGCTAAGTAAAAAACATGCTGACCCAAATTATATAGCAAAAAATAGTAGTGAAAAAATAAAAGGAGTAGAATTATCAGAGTGGAGGAAAAGTCTTGATAGACAGGTTATTGAAGAGCTAGGTATTGACCTTAATGATTTTACATCTTTAGTAACAAGAAGTAATCAAAAAAATCATCATGCTCTAGAGTCTTTGATAGTTGAGTTAGGTTTTGGTAGTAAAAGTAGAAAGCAAACTTTAAGTAACGGTGAGGTTGTTTACTTAAACAAAGAGGGTAAAACTACAGCTGCAGCTATTGAAGCTTTTTTAGGCAAAAAGTTTACAACTACAGAAGGTAAATCTGCTGGTAAGTACGAAAAAGTATATAGGCCAGACTGGAGCACTTTAAAGAAAAAATTAGACAAGCTTGAAAAAGAAATGCAAGGCGAGTCTATAGAAAGTATAAAAGATGCTAAAATAGAACTGTATAGAAAAGAAGCTTCTTACAGTGGTAAGTCAAAAGACTTTGAAGCTACAGAGCAGGCTAATAGAGAGTTTTTTGAAGATTATCTTATCGCTATGGCTAAAGTTGCTTATAAAAACAAAAGCAATTATGGTGTTGAGTATTTTTTACAATCAAGAGCAATGCAGACAAACCATGCTAAAGGTATAAGTAAATCTTTAGGATATAAAATGGCTTCATTAAACGCTATAGGTAGTAAGCCTGGAGAAATAAAAACTACTAGCTCTAAAGGTGAAGTAAAAACTAAAGACAACAAAGGCGTAAGTAATCACTGGGAACATGCGTTACAGTTAATAAATCAAACAAATAGATTTGTTGATCTTATACGTAAACATAAAAGTATTACACCGGCTTTTAAAGAAGGGCTTAAGAAAATTTTAGATGTATCAAATCAACATTTAATACCTAAAAACGGTCAGTTATTTAACGATGCTAAAGGACCTACGACGTTTACAAAGTCTTATATTGAAAACTTAAAAAAAGGTTCTGACAATCCTTTATTAAATGTTTTTGCAAACAAATACGCTAGGTTAGATAATAATTTTATAGTTAGTGGACCTAATAAAGGAAAAAGTCTTTTAGAGGTACAACTAGAAAGTATTGATCTTAAAATCGCTGAAAAAATAGTATCAACAGTACCTAAAAGCAAATGGAGTTTAATTGAATACATGTTAAGCGCTAAAGTAAAAAATGGTAAAAACGTTGAAAAACAAAATAGAAGTATAATAGAACAAAGTGTAGGTAAAAAAATCGCAAAACAAGTAGCTTCAAAAGATATTAATCAAACAATAAAAAATATTGATAAAGCTTTAGAAAACGGTAGAAAAAGAAATAAAGTTGCTAGAGGTGCTAGTATTTTTGATTTTGACGAAACTGTTGCTTTCAGCGAAAACTTTGTGTACGCTAAAAAAGGAAAAGAAACTAAAAAAATATCTTCAGCTAAATGGCCTGAGGTTGGTGATAAACTTTTGAAAGAAGGCTGGAAAATGGACTTTACTGATTTTAATAGAGTTACTAAAGGTAGGCCAGGACCATTGATGCAAAAGCTAAAAAACCAAATTAAAAAGTTTGGTCCTGATAACGTTTTTATATTAACAGCTAGAGCTAAAGAAAGTCAAAAAGCAATACACGATTATTTAAAAAGTGAAGGCGTAAACATACCTATTGAAAACATAACTGGTTTAGGTAATAGTACTGGTGAGGCTAAAGCAATGTGGATGCTTGGTAAATTTGCAGAAGGATATAACGATATGTATTTTGTTGATGATGCAATATCTAATGTTAAAGCTGTTAAAGATGTTTTAAGTCAGCTTGATATTAAGTCAAAAGTCCAAATAACATTAGCACAAACAAATTTAAACGCAACTACAAATAAAATAATGGAACACTCTTTAGATATAGGTTCTAATAAAGTATTTTCTAAAGCAGAAGCAAAAATTAGAGGTAAAGATATTAAAAGAAGAAGAATATTTATGCGTGATAGCGCTGCTGACTTAGAATTATTAATAGAACCGTTATATGGTAAAGGTAAAAAAGGTAACGAAAATAAAAAGTGGTTTAAGGAAAATTTAGTTTTACCGTTTGAAAGAGGTATAAGAGATTACAACACCGCAAGACAGTCTGCTAAAAACGACTATATGGCTCTTCGTAAACAAAACAAAGATGTTGTTAAAATAATTTCAAAAGAAGTTCCAGGTACTAGTTTTACAAACGACATGGCAATGAGAGTTTATCTTTGGAATAAAGCTGGCTATAAAATACCAGACTTAGCCAAAGCAACAGAAGCAAAGCTTGTTGAACATATACTAAAAAACCCAAAATTACAAGCATACGCAGAGCAATTTGCTAAAATAACAAAACAAGAAAAAGGCTTGAAAGAGCCAAGTCAAAATTGGTGGGGAGAAACAATGGCTGGTGAAGTAACTAATATAGACAGAGGTGTTAGCAGGCAAAAATATTTGCAAGAGTGGGTAGATGTAAAAAATGAAATATTTTCTGAAACTAATTTAAACAAAATGGAGTCTAAGCTTGGTACTAGGTGGAGAGAAAATATAACAGACATGTTTGACCGTATGGAAACTGGTAGAACTAGATCTTTAAAGCTAGATAGAGGTAGCGCCGCTATGATGAACTATTTGAATGGTGGTATTGGTACTATCATGAACTTTAACACCAGATCAGCAGCTTTACAGACTATATCTACACTTAATTTTCTTAACATGAGAGAAAATAATCCTATAGCTGCAGCAAGAGCTATGGCTAACGTTCCTCAGTTTGCTAAAGACTTTATGTTTATAATGAACTCACCAATGTTAAAACAAAGAAGAGATGGTTTGTCTATAAATGTTACTGAAGCTGAAATTGCCTCTGCAGCTGCATCTTCGCCAAACATGATACAAGGTGTAATATCTAAAGTTTTAAAAGTTGGTTACACGCCTACAAAACTTGCAGATAGTTTTGCAATATCTTTTGGTGGCGCTACGTTTTATAGAAACAGAATTAAAATGTATGAAAAACAAGGTATGGAAACTAAAGAAGCTGAGAAACAAGCGTTTTTAGATTTTCAAGTTTTAGCTGAGAGAACACAGCAATCATCAAGAGCAGATTTATTATCTAAACAACAAACATCTTTGATAGGTAGGTTTATACTACCATTTGCTAACACTCCAATGCAAATGAATAGAGCAGGTATGAAAGAGATACTTGATATAGCTAAAGGCAGAACAACTGGTTTAAGAAATACTTCAGAGTCTATGGGTAAAATAGCATATTACATGGGCGCTCAAGTATCTTTGTTTGCTGGATTACAATCAGCTTTGTTTGCAATGTTATTTAACGAGGAAGACGTTACTCCAGAAAAAATAGCTAGTGCAAAAACTTTTACATTACAGTCAACAACAGACTCTATGTTAAGAGGTTTTGGTATACAAGGAGCTTTTATATCATCGTTTAAAAACGCTGCAATTGAATACTTTAAACAAGCTCCAAAAGGTTATATGGCTGACTATGGTGAAGTTACAGAAGACTTATTAAATATATCACCCCCAATTGGCTCTAAGTATGGTATGTTAGATTTAGCTGGTGATAGATTAAAGTTTAACACAAAAACTCCTTTTAAATTTGAACTAGGTAATCCAAAGCTAGAAGCGGGATTGATGAGTATACAAGCTATTACTAACGCGCCTGTTTATTCGCCATACCAAAATATTACTAACCTACAACACGCTCTAAGTGATAAATATGAAACATGGCAAAGAATATTTATGGGTGCTGGTTGGACACCTTACAATGTTGGTATAGAGCAAGAAAAGAAAAAGAAAACTCCAAAATTTAATAAATCACTAAAAGATATAGAAGCTATATAATGAAAAAACTAATAACAATAATAATATGTGTAACACTAATTGCTTGTGCTGCACCAAAAAAGTGTTGCTCACAAAATTTTAAAAAGTACTTTAAGTTTGCTACGTTTTATGCCGCGGCTAATGGTGGTAACTCTATATCAGATATAGACGTGTTTTCTGTTTCTAATGGCTTACAAACGGTAACAGTAGAAACTCCATACGACTATAACTTAGCTCTTGGTATACGTAAGATCGCAAGGTTTGGTTATGAAAACAGAGCTAGTACATTTTATGATGGTACAGAAGAATCGTGGTCAGACGGTGCTAACGTAGGTAAAGTACGTGGCTTAGAATTTTTATTTGAAGTAGATTACAAAAGACAACAAGGTAATGAGTATTTAGATCAACATCACTTTGTAAGATTTGTAGATGATAAGTACATATTAAAAGGTGAATACTTAGAAGATGGTTTTGCTGATATTAAATATGTTGAAACATCAGAAAGATATAGATATAAAGTTAATGACAAATTGTCTTTTAATGCTGGGCTTGCTCAAAGGTTATCCGAACCTTACGGATATGATCCCTTGGCAGAGTGGATGCTAAGCAATGGCAATATACATTACACTTACCTAGCACTGCAAGAAGGCTATAATGTCAATGTAGCTGCTAGTGAGTATTTTTCTCCTAGTGGAGAACTCGTTGCTACAAGCAAGGAGGTTTGGGAAGAGGTTGTGATACCTACAATGTTAGCTGATTATACTGAAAGAAAACGTAATGAACTAGATCAAATAATACAGCACTCTATTGTTGTTGGTTTTGATTACTACCATTACACAAAATCATTTTGGTCACATGCTTGGGCAAACTTAATGCCATATCATTATGACGACGGTAACGATTACTCTTATCATAAATACGAGGGTAATCAATGGTTAGATTATAATGGTGGTTTAATACTTGGTTATAAGATAAACAAGTCTTTAGGCACGTTTGTTGAGGGTAAGTACAATAAATATTGGAATAGAGAGTGGTATGACTTTAAATTTGGAGTAAATTACGTAATCTTTTAATTATAACTATACTTTAAAAATGGCAAAAGAATTAAACGAAGATACTGGTTTTAAAATAAGCATTAAAACACTCATAGCAGTTGGCTTTGCACTGTCCGGTATTATAGGTATGTGGTTTGCTTTACAAGCAGATATAGCTGAAGCAAAAGAACTACCAAAACCTGATGTAACTCGCATGGAGTTTAACATGAAAGATATTAACGTTAGAAACACTATTATGGAAACTAGAGATGACGTTAAAAAATTAGAAGAAAGATTAATCAGAATGGAAGATAAAATCGACGATTTAAGATAATATGAAATATTTTTTAGTAACATTAATGCTGGTATGTAACAGCGCTTTTTCACAAGTTGTTGTAACACAGTTTAATGCTGACTGGAATTCTGCTAATGATGTAGAGTGGTTTCAAAAACTAAATGACTGTGATTTAGCTAAAGTAGATATAGTTAAAGAAACAAAACTACAAGAAAAACACAAAATAGTTATAGTACCTACTATAATTATATTTAAAGATGGTGAAGAAATAAAAAGATATCAAGCAGATTTAAGTTTTAAAATGCTTGCAACGAGGAAAGAAATACAAGAATTTATTAACGAACAAATAATGAGCGACTTTTAATATGAAAGCAAAACTATGCCTATTGATTAAAAAACTAACCTTTGGTAAAGTATGCCTAGGTATGTGTACAAAATAGTATTAATACTTATATTATCGTCTTGCGCTAAAGAAACTGATGACTTTGGTTTTAGATCATATGTGATACCTGAAGGTGCGCATAGCTCTGGGAGTTACTTTAACCACCCTACAAATTCAAGAATAGACTTTGACTTTATGTTAGATGAGTCTGCCATTTACACTAGTGAGATACCAGAAAACCAACACGACGTAAACAAGATTTACGGTTTTAGCGATTTTGGTGTTAGACATCAGAAATACTCTATAAGATTAGGCTGGAGGTATTTAAACAATGAGCTAGAGCTTTGTTGGTTAAGACATGAAGAGGGTAGACATACAGCTGCAACAATAAGAACTATAGAACCAGATGTTGCTTACAACGCTACTATAGATATAAAAACTTTTTACTATATTATAACTATAGATGGTGACACAACAATGGTTAGAAGAAGACCGGAGGGAAACTGGGGTTTAATTAAAAGATATTACCTATACCCTTATTTTGGCGGAAACGAATATGCTCCGCACGACATTACAATTAAGATAAAAGAATGAAAAAATTATTACTACTTATATTATTATTACCAATATTTTTATTTGCACAGGGACCTGGTCCTTGTACACCTACGTTAATTAATATAAACTTAGATCAATACCCAGAAGAAACTACTTGGGATATTCAAGATACATTAGGTAATATTATTATATCTGGCGGTCCATATAACAACGTACCAAACTACGAGCCACAATTTATTGTTAACTGTTTGCCACCTGGCGAATTATCATTCACTATATATGATTTATACGGAGACGGTTTAGAAGGTAGTATATGGGGTGGACAAGATGGTTCTTATTATTTAATGCAGTGTGGTGATACTTTAGTGTATGGTGACTCTGCTAACTTTGGTTATGACACTACTCATGTGTTTATATCTGCTCCATGCCCACCACCACCACCAGTACCTGGTTGTTTAGATGATGATTACTTAGAATATAATCCACTGGCTAATGTTAGTGATAGTAGTTGTAGTACACTTATAGTGTATGGTTGTACTGACAGCACTATGTATAATTATGATTCACTGGCTAACTCAATGGATAATATTGCGCAATGTACTTACGATCTCATACTACACGATTTAATAGGTAATGGTTGGATAGGTACTGTTTTAGAAATATATCAAGAAGATGACACAACTTCTTTTGCAATGACAAACGGTGGTTTTAATCAAGCTTTTACTATAGATTTGTATGCACCAGCACCTGTTAGTGCTAAACTGTTTGTTACTCAACAAGCTCAGTTTACAGCTATAGAATGTGGGTTTACCTTAATAGCGCCTAATGGCGATACAGCCATAACCGTTCAACCACCATTTATAATACCATTTTATCTATATGAAGGCAACACTTATTGTGGTAATATATGTGAAGAGTATGTATATGGTTGTTTAGACACTTTAGCTTTTAACTATGTTGACAGTGCTAATACTGCTGATGATTGTTTTTATTATCCTGGTTGCATATCACCAGCGTATTTACAATATCACGTTGACACAGCTAACGCTTATTATACAGATATAAATATACAAGATAGTTGCGAAACACTAGCTATGTTTGGTTGTACTGATTCAACAGCGTTTAACTACGACACTACAGCTAATGTAGATAACGGTGGTTGTTTACCTATAGTTACAGGTTGTATGCAGCCAGTAGCATTTAATTATAATCCTTTGGCTAATATGCCTGATACTTGTATACCAGTAATATTTGGCTGTACAAACGTAACAGCACTTAACTATGATAGCTTAGCTAATACAGATGATGGTAGTTGTATTGCAATAGTGTTTGGTTGTACTGATCCTATGGCTTTTAACTTTATGCCACAAGCAAACGTTGATGATGGTAGCTGTGTGGCTATTGTTTACGGTTGTACAGACCCTACTATGTTTAACTACGATCAATTAGCAAACGTAGATAACGGCTCTTGTATACCTTTTGTTTACGGTTGTATGGACTCAACACAATTTAATTATAACCCACTTGCAAATGCAACTAACAATAGTATTCCTTGCGTTCCTTTTATATATGGCTGCACGGATCCTTCTGCTCTCAATTACGACCAGCAAGCTAACACGGAGGATTTTAGTTGTATTGCTTTTGTTTATGGGTGTATGGATAGTTTGGCTCTTAATTACAATCCACTGGCTAACACGGATAACGGTTCGTGTATTTCTATCGTTGTGGGTTGCATGGATCAAGCGGCATATAACTATAATGCAAATGCTAACGTTGATAATACTTTATCTTGTCTTTACAGCGCAGGTTGCATTACTGGTGATAGCATACCTTACTGGCTTAACGATCCGTGTTACGCCTGGGTTATAGATATTGACGAGTATTGTTGTGATAATGAATGGGATAATATATGCCAAGCAACATATGATTACTGTCAAGGAACTTGGGTTGGACCACTACCAAAAAGAATAGCTAACTTACTAAGAATAACAGATCTACTAGGTAGACCTGCTAAAATGAATACAAACGAATTACTGTTTTTTATATACGATGACGGAACAGTAGAAAAGAAAATACTAAAAAAATAAAATATGGCAACAACAACAGCAACTATAACGCTAAGTAGTACAGACTTATTATCAGATGAGTTAGCTCTTACATCAACAGCAACATTAACTGGTGCTGGAAACTCTACTGGTTTAACAGGTACTAATGGTTTAGGTAGAAAAAAATTAGCTTCTGGCCACGCGCAATACACTTTATTTGACGGCTCAGACTATACAGCTGATAAAGCTCATAAATTGTATTTAAAAAATACTTCTACTACTGCAGCAGAATATTTTTTAATAACTATTAATGCAGAGGATATGGGTAGACTATATGCTGGCGACTGGGCTTTAATACCTTGGTCAGCACACGATAATGACTGTGATATAAAAATAGATCCTAGTGCAAATGACATGACACTAGAGTATATGCTATTTACAGACGATTAATAACTAAATAAATAAATAAACAAATATGGCAACAACAACAGCGGCGGTAACGCTAACAAGTGATCTACTGTCAGACAATATGTCCGTAACAGCGTCTACGACGTGTATGAAAGCGGGTACTACTGCTGACGGTTTAGACCAACTAGAATATGGACGTGTAGATATAGCAACTGGAACTCAGTTTGATCTTATATGCTCTACACCAACAGCGGGCAAAGCAAGTAAGCTTTACGTAAAAAATCACTCTACAGATGAAACTTATTATGTAAAAATAATGATACATGCTCAAGACATAGGTAGATTATATGGTGGAGACTGGATGTTTGTACCAGCTGATTTTCATGATGGTAACGCAGATGTAATGATTACAGCGTTCAGTGGTACTAACAAAATAGAATATGCTCTTCTTCACGAAGGAACAGCTTTAACTTCTTCTTAATAAATAATTTAAAATAAAAAAATAATATGGCAACAATATGCACAATAAACATATCTTCTGATATAGCTCCAGGGTTTGGTGGTATTAGTGAGTCAATGACACTAACACAAGCTGCAACTATCACAGATATAGAAGCAACGACAGGTTTTCAAAGAAGAAAGCTATCTGCTACTTCAGCTGTAGATTTAATCACTATGGCTAGCGAATTAATAGAACCAAAAGACAGTGTAGCTGCAAAAGTATACGTTAGAAACATTGGTGATGGAAAAGGTAACATTGATAAGTCAACTGGGGTTACAATAGGGGTAAATGCAGAACCTGTTGGTAAACTTTTTGGTGGTGACTGGTTAATGATGCCACTTACTTGTATAGATGCAGACGATCTTACTGCAACTCCTGATACTGATGACACTGTAGTTTTAGAGTTTGTAATGTTCTACGAGGAGGGATAAAATGGCTTTTACTCGTTATCACAATATAGAAGGATCATCGGCTGTTACTACTAAGCTAATTCAGCGTGGTAGTAACGCTAATGATATTAAGTCAATAATGATAACTAATACTAGAGCTAACAACGGTGCTACTGTAAGTTTGTTTTTACAAGATGACACTGGCGACGCGGTTAAAACTTTTTCAATTTTAAACAACTCTGAAATACCGGCAAATTTTTCTTTACTGTTAGATGACAAATCTTTATTATCTTTTAACAACAGTATTTATAATTTGTTTATAACGGTAGGTAGTTCAGACACGTTAGATGTACTTATAAACGATTAAAATGTCGGTAAGTAAACACGTAAGTTACAAAGAAGGTGTGTATAGCAGAACTGCTACGCGTCGTGGTATTAAAAATAATCCTAATGCAGAGCAAATGAAAAACATGGTTGCTATTGCTGAAGAAGTTTTTGAACCATTACGCGCTTATGTAGGTGGACCTATAAAAATTAATAGTTTTTTTAGATCACCAGAACTAAATAAAGCAATTGGCGGAAGTGGTAAATCACAGCATTGTCATGGGCAAGCCATAGATCTAGACGATACTTTTGGTAGAGCTACTAACGCTGAGATGTTTGAGTTTATTAAAGAACACTTAGACTTTGATCAAATAATATGGGAGTTTGGCGATGAGACAAATCCTGACTGGGTTCATGTAAGCTATGTTTCACCAGAACAAAATAGAAACAGGTGTTTACAAGCATATAAAGAAAATAGTAAAACTAAATATAAAACAATATAAGTTAATGGCTAAATATATAGGGCAACCTACAATTACAAATAATATATTCACTACTGATGCAAACTTTGTGCACGACCAAGGCTCTACGTCTGCTCAGTGGGTTATTGACCATAACTTAGGTAAAAAATGTTCTGTTACAGTTATTGATTCTAGCAATCAAGTAGTTATAGGACAAGTTACATACAATAGTGATAACAGAGTTACTATAGACTTTGATAGCTCTTTTTCAGGAAAAGCTTTCTTTAATTAAAAAAATTTAAAACAATATAAAACAAAAATAAAATGGCAAGTATAAAACATTTAGTAGATATAGATCTAAATAAAAACCAGATAACCAATGTTAAGCTGCAGCATCTTTCTGGTAATCCATCTGGTACTGGTGAAGACTATGAAGGACGTATATTTTACGATAGTGATAACAACGCAGTAAAGTTTCATAACGGAACAAGTTTTGTTGCTTTAGGAACATCTAATGCGACTGGTGATATTACAGGTGTTACAGCTGGTGATGGTTTATCAGGCGGTGGTTCTTCTGGTGATGTAACGCTAGCAGTTGGAGTTGATGACTCTTCAATTGAAACAAACTCAGATGTACTTAGAGTTAAAGCTGGTGGTGTTACTAATGCGATGCTAGCAGGTTCAATTGCTTCTAGTAAGTTAGCTGGTTCAATTGCAGATTCTAAGTTATCAACAATAACAACTGCAAATAAAGTAGGTTTAGCTGCTTTAGATCTTGATGGCGGTACGGATATAGGCGCTGCTTTAGCAGATGCAGATTTAATGATTGTGGACGATGGCGCTGGTGGTACTAATAGAAAAGCCACAATGTCTAGGTTAAAAACCTATATGCAAAATAACCTTACATTTACAACAAACACGGACACAGATACTGTAGATATGGGTGATGGTTTTGTTATAGAAGACGCTGATGGAACTGAAGTTACAATTACAGAGAATAAAGAAATTAAATTTACAGGTACTGGTGGTTTAACTATAAACTTTACAGACGTTAGTACTGGTAGTGACGGCGATCCTTTTGATCTTCAGTTTGCAATTGGTACTCTTAACCAAAATACAACTGGTTCTGCAGCTACTTTAACAACCGCTAGAAACATTGGTGGTGTATCATTTGATGGTTCTGCTGATATTAATTTACCAGGTGTAAATTCTGCTGGTAATCAAGATACTTCTGGTAACGCTGCAACTGTAACTACAAACGCTAACTTAACAGGAGACGTAACATCGTCAGGTAATGCTACAACAATTGCTAGTGGAGCTGTTCATCACAGCATGCTTTCTGATGATATTATTTCTGGCCAGGGCGCTTTAACATCAGGACTAGCAAGTACAGATGAGCTAATGATTAGCGACGCTGGAACAGTCAAAAGAATGGATGTTAGTGTTATTCAATCTTACTTGCAGTCAGCCTTAACATTTACAACAAATACAGACGTTTCTGTTTCTGCTGCAAACTTAAAAACAGCTTTAGGTGATGGTTTTCCATCTAACACAGTTACAATTGGTGATAGTGATGACACAGTAACATTTGCTAACGATGTAACAGTATCTGGAGATTTAACTATAACAGGTAACACTATTACAACTAACGTAGAAACAGTTACTGTAAAAGATCCATTAATTAGAATAGCTAATAACAACGCCGCAGATGCTATTGATGTCGGTATGTATGGTACATATAATTCTACAATTGACGGTACAACTGCAACAAGATTCTCTGGTTTATTTAGAGACGCAAGTGAAGATACTGATTCATGGACTTTCTTTAAAGACTTATCTGATGAACCTACTACAACTGTAAACACTGCTCACTCTACTTTTGCTTTTGCGGATATAAAAGCTGGGGTTGGTAAATTTGTTACTCTTACAGGTAATCTTACTGGTAACGTAACAGGTAATGTTAGTGGTAGTTCAGGATCTTGTACGGGTGCTGCTGCAACCGTAACATCTATTGGTAACTTAACTGGAGACATAACTTCTTCTAACAGAGCAACAACTATATCGTCAGGTGCAGTTCATCATGGAATGTTAAGTGATGACATTATATCAGGTCAAGGAGCATTAACTTCTGGTTTAGCTTCTACTGATGAATTAATGATTAGTGATGCAGGTACTGTTAAGAGAATGGACGTTAGTGTGCTACAATCATATCTACAATCAGCTTTAACATTTACAACTAACACCAATACAGTAGATATGGGTGATGGATTTGTTGTTGAAGATGGTGACGGTACTGAGGTTACGATTACTGAAAACAAAGAGCTTAAGTTTGTAGAGGGTGGTAACATAGATATTAACTTCACTGATACTTCAACTGGTAGTGATGGTGATCCGTTTGATTTATCTTTCTCTGTTCCAGATGCTGATGCTAGTACAAAAGGTGTTGCAGAAAGAGCTCTAACTTCTGAAGCTTTAGCTGGTACTGATAACACAAGGTTTGTTACGCCTGCTGGTTTAGCTGCTAGAAGTTTTAAAGATACAATTGGTGATGGTTCTGCTACAGCAATAACTGTTAACCACGCTTTAGGAACAAGAGACGTTATGGTTCAATTATACGATGCAAGTTCTTACGAAACTTTAGTTGCACAAGTTGTTAGAACAGACACAGCAAATATTACTGTTACATTTAACTCTGCTCCTGCTTCTAACGACGTTATATGTTTAGTAACAAAAATAGATTAATATAAATTAAATTAAATTAAATGCCAACACATAAAATTCTTACGGATCTTGATGTCGGTGGCGAGGTAAAAGGTACCTCGCTAGACGTCAATGGTAGTGCTGATATATCAGGCGACTTAGGTGTTGCAGGTGCTTTATACCAAACAGAAAGCGGAACAGATAGTGGTATAGGTGTATTTATGCCAATGGTTCAAGGTGGTATGAAGGTTACAAACTCCTCACAAACAACAGGTAGGCTGCGTATTAAAGTTCCAACTTATAAGAGTCTTGCTATGCAGACTTTTTACATAGATGTTTACGAGTACAATACTGATAGGTCTCAAACTTATAGAGTTAGTGGTTACAATTATAACGATACAAATGCAACTTGGTACAATACATCAGTTGTAGCGTTATTTGATAGTGACAATAGAGACTTAACTGTAAGGTTTGGTGCTGACACAAGTGCTAGCGAACAGTACGTTTCTATTGGTGAAACTAGTACAACATGGACTTACGTTCAAGTTGTAGTTAGAGATTACATAGGTGGTTACAGTACTGCTGTATCAGAAGCAACCGCGGCTTTTAGAGTTGAGTTTGTAACTACAGACAATGCATCATATAATGTTAGCCATGACAATAATCAGCCATATGCTAATTGGAGCAAGATAGAAGGTACACCTTCTAATGTTACAAATGCCTTACCAACAACCGGTGGCACAATGTCAGGTGCTATTGCCATGGGTAATCAAAACATAACTGGCGCAGGTACAATTACTGGTACAACATTAACTGGTACTAGCTTAGACATAAACGGTGCCGCAGATATATCTGGAGGTGTTACCTCGGGTGGTATGATAACTATCACTAGAGATAGCGATGCGCTTAGATTAAACTCTAGTAGTAGTAATGGTACATATTTAGGTTTTCAAAATAACACAACATTTAAAGGTTATATTGGCTCTGCTTACCACCTTTTCTCTAGCCCAGCCAATAATGCAGACCATTTAGGGTTTAGAGCTGAGACTCAACATACTTTTGGAATACAAGCAACTCCTGTTCAAAAAATAACTTCTAGCGGTGTAGATGTTACGGGTACGATTACCGCTTCAGGTCAAATTACTGGTACAGAACTAGAAGGTACAAGTTTAGATATTAACGGTAATGCTGATATTTCAGGAAACCTAACAGGTGTAGACACGCTAACAGCTACAACTTTTTCTGGAGATTTAAACGGTACTATAAATACAGCAACAACAGCTACAACGCAATCAGCAAGTAATAATTCAACCAAAGTAGCTACAACAGCTTATGTTGATGCTCAAGTTGCTACAGTAGTAGATTCAGCTCCTGGAACTTTAAACACGTTAAACGAATTAGCAGCAGCATTAGGTGATGACGCTAGTTTTAGTACAACT